AATGACTTTGAAGAAATAGAAGATATTATTAAAGACAAAAAAATAGATTATACCTATTTAACAAAAGCTGGAGATATAGATGGCAGAGTCTCTAAAAGTTCTAAAAATTTAATACATGCAGTATTTCAGCATTATAATCCACACGGAGACAAATATGTTTACATATCAAAATGGCTATCTCAAAAAATGGCCAATGATCCTAATAACTATATTCCTTATATAGTAACATTACCCGAACCTCAAAAAAATGATCTGCGTAAAAAATTAAACATACCCGAAGAAGCCACTATTATTGGAAGACATGGAGGATTTGAAGAATTTAACATAGGATTGGCTATACAGGCTGTATATGACGTAGTAAATAAAAGAGAAGACATTTATTTTGTTTTTATGAATACTCGAGAATTTTGTAAACATAAACAAATTTTTTTTATTAACCCCACTTACAATCTTCAAAACAAATCCAATTATATTAACATGTGTGATGGTATGATTCATGCTAGACAATTTGGTGAATCTTTTGGATTGGCTATTGCAGAATTTTTATTTTTAAACAAACCAGTAATAAGCTGTAGACAAGGAATAGACTCTGCACATTTAGATATGTTAGGAGATAAGGGTTTATGGTACTCTACCCATCAAGAGTGTTTTGATATTTTATTAAATTTTGACAGACAATATCATAAAGCTATAAATTACAAAGAATTAGTTTTAGAATTTACTCCAGAAAATGTAATGAAACGATTTAATAATTTGTTCTTATCGTAGTTTATCTTTCTTGATATTTTTAAATTGTCTAGGATACTATACTAGTGAAGCGAGTAATTTTTAAATCTGTAAAAATACAAAATTTTCTCTCTGTAGGAGAAACACCTCTAACATTAAATTTTCAAAGTGGTATCTCTATTATAACTGGAGAAAATAGAGACAAAGGAGGGAGGAATGGTGTAGGTAAAAGCACTATTGTAGAATCTTTATATTGGTGTCTGTTTGGTAACACCATGAGAGAAATTAAAAGAGAGAGAATAGTTCATAGACAGTCAGATGGCAATTGTTGTGTAGTGTTAGAATTTGATGTAGTCTCATCGAATAAAGTAAATGCATACACTTTAATAAGGACCATCTCTCCAAATTCTGTAAAATTGTATTGCAATGAAGAGGATATTACCCTCTCCTCAATGCCTAAAACGGATGAAAAGGTTAAAGAACTCATAGGAGCCAATGAAGAAGTGTTTCGTAACGCAGTCATTATGGCTGCTAATAACACCTTGCCTTTCATGGCTCAAAAGAAAGTAGATAAGAGAAAATTTGTAGAAGGCATATTACAGTTAGGTATTTTTAGTGAAATGCTTTTACAGATCCGGCTGGATCATAATGATTTAAAAAAAGAAAATGATCTTTGTAGTACAAAATTTATAGAAAAACAGAAAAATTTAGAAATTTACAATAAACAATTTCAAAAAACAGAAAATGTTAAAATTGAAAAAATAGATAATTTAAAAACCAAAATATCTATAAATAAAGAAAAAATAGAAACTGAATCTAAATTAGATTTAAATGCTTTGGAACAAGAAAAAAATGACTTGTTAAATTCAATTTCTAAAAAAGAACAAAAAATTAAAAAATTAGAAGAATTATCTTTAGATTGTTCTGGATCATCAGACTTTCTGAAAAAACAAGAAAATTTGTCTTCATTTAAAATTGCTCAATTAAAAAAAGAATTAGAGGCATTAAAAGAAAAAACTCAAACATGTCCTACCTGTAAGAGATCTTATGAAGACCATGATAAAAAACACATAGAAGAATTGTGTAATGATATTGATGTAAAAATTAAAACAGAAGAAGAATCTAAAAAATTATTAACAGCAGATATTAAGCAAAAAAATAAAGATTGCAAAGATATAGTAGAAGCAATCAAAACATTAAACACACAAATTAAAAAAGATTCAGACAGTATACATAATTTTTCTATAATTTCTAAAGAAATCAAACACTTAACAGACATAAACAATTCTCTTCAAAAAGAAATTGAAGAAATTCAAAATTCTAAAAATGAATTTGAAAGTTTAATATCAAATATTAAAGAAGAAATTGCTGAAGAAGAAACTAAATTGGAAGATTTACAAAAAAGAATTTCAGTTCTAGAGGTGGCAAAGTATGTAGTATCAGAAGAAGGGGTGAAGACCTACATTATCAAGAAAATGTTAGTCATTCTCAATTCTAGATTAAATCATTATTTGCAAATTTTAGAAGCTCCGTGTAAATGTGAATTCAATGAAGTGTTTGAAGAAACCATTCATGATGAGTATGGAAAAGAAAGCTCTTATTTTAACTATAGTGCCGGAGAACAAAAACGAATAGATCTAGCTATTCTTTTTATGTTTCAAGATTTGTTAAGACAGCAAACAGGTACATCCTTTTCCTTGAGTATGTATGATGAATTATTTGATTCTGCTATAGACGAGAAAGGTGTAGATAAAATTTTAGACATTTTAAAAGATAGAGTTGAAAAATTTCAAGAAAACATTTATATTATCTCACACAACACTCATACCTCTAAATCAGGTGTGGATCAGATTATTCTTTTAGAAAAACACAACGGAGAAACAAAATTAATTGAACAAATTTAATATTATGACAGAAAACAATTATCTATTGATTAGTGATGATGGTCCAGGATTTCACACCATTGAAGGAGAAGGCCGATTAATCGGAAAACCCAGTATCTTCTTACGTTTATTTGGATGCAATTTGACATGTAAAGGATGGGCTACTCCTGATTCTCCCTGGGGTTGTGATTCCTTTATCTCATGGTCCAAGAAAAACAAATGGACATTTGAAGATATCTTTAAATTTTATGAAGAAAATGGTCTTGTTGAGAAGCTTTTAAGAGGAGATATCTGGAAATTGACTGGCGGAGAACCTTTCTTACGCCAAGAACCACTATTAGATTTTGTAGAAGAATTTGTCAGTCGTTATAAACAAATTCCAACTATTGATTTTGAAACCAATGGCACCATTAAACCTAATGATACTTGGTATGATACCTACGAAGCATCCTTTACAGTATCACCGAAGTTATCTAGTAATGGAGATCCAAAAGAAAGAAGGTATCAACCAGAAGTTTTAGATTGGCATGCTAAACACAATTCTTGTTTTAAGTTTGTAGTTAATTCTAAAGAAGACATGGATGAATTGTTTGAAAATTACATTAATTCTAAAGAATTTTATATTAATCCAAGCAATGTATGGCTTATGGTATGTGCAGGTTCCCGAAAAGAACATGTAGAGAGAGCAGCATATGTAGCAGAGTTAGCCAAGGAACATGGTTTTAATTTTTCACCAAGACTTCAGTTAGTAATTTGGGATAAAGCTCTTCGTGTATAAGTGATTTTTTATTATCTTAACTATATATTTCAATGGCCTTAAAAATTAAAAATCAAACAGATGTAATATCTAAAGATTCTATCATTTATCAGTACAATGTAATCTTAGGAGGCATACCCAATTTGCCAGTAGGTGTTCCTAAACAATTTTTACCAGTTTATCGTTATATACTATTGACCCCTATTCATGTTCCAGCAGCTCCGGCAGTAGAAATGCCGGAAGCATCTACTCCAAGAGCATTAAATTATTATGCAGATTACGGTGGTTGTGGATTCTGGAGAATGGTTTGGCCAGAAGTTGCTTTAAATGCTTATCAAAAAGCTAGTATTTCTGGTTTAACTAGCATGGTTTTAGATATAAGGTTTTATCAAGGTATTAAATCTATTAGATTCCAACGCCAAGCAACACCAATTCAAGAACAATTCATTGTCGAATTGAAAAAATCTCAAAAAGATATGGGCTACCGCATGCTGTATGAGGTAGATGATATTGTTTTTAGGAATGATATTCCTGATTACAATAGATGCAAAGAAGCCTTTGCCTCCAAAGAAACCGAAGACACTATCCTGCGTATATTAAGTCACATGGATGAAATGACCGTTACTTGTCAATTCATGAAAGATTATTATATGGAGAAGACTGGACTCAAAAATATTACAGTCATTCCCAATTATGCCCCGAAGTCTTGGTTAGGTAGGCTTTACAATCCAGAAAGAATTGCTAGATTATATGATCAACATAAAAAGAGACCTCGTATTTTGTATTCTGGGTCTGGAACTCATGTAGATATGATCAACAAAACTGGTTTCAAGGATGATTTTGAACATGTGGTTCAGGAAATTATTAAAGCTCGTAAAAAGTTTAAATTTGTTTGGAAGGGTACCTATCCGTTAGCAGTCAAACCCTTTATCGATAATGGAGAAATGGAATTTTTAGGATGGACTCCTCTTTTTGATTTGCCTCAAGCTCAATATGATGCTGGTTGTAATGCTACTTTTGCTCCTTTACAGGATAATATCTTTAATAAATCTAAGAGTAATATTAAAATGATTGAATCTGGTGCTCTTGGTATGCCAGGAGTCTTCCAAGACCTGTGTACCTACGGGGATGCAGAGGTAAAATTCAAATCTGGCACAGATCTTATCAATCAATTAGAATATATTACGTCTGATTTTGATAGATATATGAAATTGTCTTCTAATCTTTATCAGTTTACAGATAAATTATGGCTAGAAGATCATTTAGACTGCTATGAAGCTATATATTTTACACCCTGGGGCAGCAAAGAGCGCCAACTCAAGTCTCCAGAGCTCATTAGATTGAATCCAGATCAAAAATTGTAGAAATTAACTTGATTTCCTCACTAAAAACTGAGAAAATATAAGCATGTATCGAAATGTCTTTTATGATTCTGCTAGACAAGCTGTCCATTTATGGACTTGGGATGAAAATGGTAAGAGAATTAAGATAGAATCTAGCTATGAACCATATCTTTATGTAGAATCTATGACAGGAGTAGACGCTATTTCTATTTTTAATACACCTTTAAAGAAAATTAAGTTCAAAAATCAGTTTGATCGCAACCGTTTCGTTAATGAAACACCAATTAAGCGCCTATTTCATAACCTAAGTTGTGAACAAGACTTTCTTTTAACCACATTTAAGGATGAATTACACAAACCAGAGGCATTACATCGCTCTCTGAAGGTCTTTTGGCTGGATATTGAGACGTATAGTCCAGATAGAATGCCGGATCCACACAATCCAGAGGACCCAATCAATCTAATCACCCTATGTGATTCACTTTCCAACCATTATTACTCGTGGGGCACAGGTCCTTACAAACCAAAAGACAGCAATGTTACCTATGTTCAGTGTAAAAGTGAGCGGGATCTATTACAAAAGTTCCTAAATTTTTGGTCATCAGACCATCCAGATGTGTTAGCTACCTGGAATGGAGAGGGATTTGATGTTCCTTACATCATGAATCGACTAGGGAATCTCTTAGGAGAAGAGGAAACAAGCAGAATGTCACCAGTCAATTCTATCTACTATAGGGAAAACGTAGCGATGAATAAGTTCGGGAAGATGATTAATAGATGGTACATCCGAGGCGTTAGTAACATTGATTATATGGAAGTGTATAAGACATTTTCCCGTGGAGATAGAGAATCTTATTCATTGAATTACATCGGCGAACATGAATTAGGTGAAGGGAAAACAGATGTAGGTGGTCAAAACCTAGCAAGTCTATCAGAAGAAAATTGGGAATTGTTTGTAGATTACAACATTCAGGACGTTAAATTGCTGGTTAAATTGGATGAAAAGCTTAAATTCATTAAATTGATTAGAGCCCTTTCCTATAAAGGATTCATCCCATTTGAACAATCATTGGGTAAGGTGTCTATGATCACAGGAGCAGTGGCTCATCAAGCAGTAATACAGGGTTATAGAATTCCTACCTTCAAGAATGATGGCTTGAGAGATGAATATGTAGGTGGATATGTACACGAACCAGAAAGAGGTTTAAGTAATGCCGTAGTCAGTTATGATGCAAACAGTTTGTATCCAAATACAATCATCACTCTTAACATTTCACCAGAAACTAAAATAGGTCGCATTATTGAAGTGGTTGGTGGAGAGTATACTATTCGTCTAGCAAACGAAAAAACCATAACCATAGACAAAGAAAAGTTTGATAGGCTTGTCCAAAAAGAACAATTAGCCATATCAAAGTATAATGTCCTCTATACTCAAAAGTTTAAAGGTGTTGTACCTAATTTAATTAACAGAGTTTACGGAGAACGTGTTTCTATTCGAGCAATGGTATCTAAATTAATGGATCAAGTTAATGAAACATCGAATCCAAATTCTAAAATAGAACTAGAAGCAGAGATTTTAAACCTAGACACTATTCAAAATGTGTTAAAGTTAATCCTAAACTCTATCTATGGAGTCTTTGCTCAGAAATATTCTCCTCTATTTGACATTGAACACTCTGCTAGCATTACATTGACAGGCCAAGCAGTAGCAAAACAAGCATCAGAGATCGCATATCAATTTGCAAAAGACAAAGGAGTTACAGAAGATAAGAAAAAAATATACATTTATGGGGACACGGATAGCTGTTACTTTAGTATTGCTCCAATTTTGTCCAAATTAAATGCTAAACTTTTAGAAAACAATAAGCTTACATCTAAAGCTCGAGAGGTTTTGGCGGAGATTGATGTATACCTCAATGCTAGAATTATTGAATGGGCAGCAGCAGAACTCAAATCTACAGATCCGCGCTTTGTATTTAAGCAAGAAGCTGTGTGTGATGTAGCATTCTTTCAAGAAAAAAAGAGATATATCCTACATGTTATAGAACAAGAAGGCAAGATTCCTAAGAAACCTTTCAAGTATGTAGGAGTAGAGGTGGCCCGCTCCACTATTTCTCGGCCAGTTAAAAATTTAATCATGCAAGTGATTGAAAATGCGATGTTAGCTCAAGATAAAAAGAAAGCAGATGAAATCTTTCGCAAGGCTTATGATGAATTTTGTACTTTTAAAATAGAAGATGCTTCGATTCGCAGTAAAATTTCAGATTATGAAAAGTATGAGGCTCGGATAGGAGAGATGGGACAGACTGGTAAAGGTACACCTATTGGACCTAAAGCTGGTATTAGTTATAACAATCTTCTTAAGAAATTAAAATTGGAACACAAGTATGAACCAATTGGTAGTGGAAGAAAGATCAAATACTTTTATACTTCACGTAACAATTACAATTATAAAGTGATGGGATTTAATGAAAGTTATCCTCCAGAACTGAAAGAAGTAGTTGGATTGAATTACCAATTTATGTTTGAAAAAATACTTGCACCACCTATTCAACGGTTCTATGATGGAGTAGGTTGGATTCTACCAACACCAGGCAGAGAAGTTCAAACAGATTTATTTGATCTTTTCCAATAATATTTTTATGAAAAAACCATTAATTGCTCTCGAAGCTCCTTATATGATTATGAGAGAGGTACAGCAAATGACAGACTATGATTACTGTCTCGTACATCTCTTGGAAGAAGATCCCAAATACCTAGAATACTTTAGAGAAGCTAAAGAAAAGGGACGATACATCATTATGGATTGTAGCTTGTTTGAACTTGGACATGCGTTTAATCCAGAATTGTATTACAATTGGATTAAAGAAATTCAGCCAGATGAATACATTGTTCCAGATGTATGGCAAGATTATGAAGACAATCTAAGATCGTTTAAAGCATTTTCAGAATTATTTGACCTTACTAAATTAAAAGGCAAACGCATAGGTGTCTTACAAGGAAGAACCTATAGAGAATTTATAAACGCATATCAATTTATGGAAAAAGAATGTGATAAAATTGCTGTAAGTTTTGGATATGATTATTTTTGGGATAACCATTCAGAAGATTGGAAAGATAATCCTTATT